GGCTTCCAGGGCGGCGCGTTCCGTTACACCGAACGCGTGCAGCGACGTTTCAGCGAACGCTTCGACCGCTTTGGCTGATTCGCCGAAAACGACCCGGTTTTTGCTGAGCGATTCCTCCATCGACGCGGCTTTGTCGATCATCGGTTTCAGCGCGGCAGCTGTGGCGACCGCAACACCGCCCAGGGCGGCGAACCCGACGCCGGCCATCCTGGTGGCGCGCATCAGCTTGTCGGACATCAGCTGTGAGCCTTTGGAAACCCGCTTGAACGACTTCTGCAGGTTCTTGTCGCGGCCGACGAGGTTGACGGTGAGTGTTCTGGTCGTTGATGCCATTAGCCCGCCACCTTCCTGAGTACCTTCTCGATGTTGTCGGTGTATTCCTTCCGAATAAACCCGTTCAGACGCCTGATCGTCGGAAACAGAACGTAGCCGCCGCGCCGCTTGATCGGGAACTGCATCGTCGTTTCCTTGTTGCGGCCGCCGAACTCGGCTCCCATGACGAAATCGCCGGCAGATGGGCGGTTCTTGCGCCTCGACACGGCTGCCTTGCGGGCACCGCCGATCTTGACTTTCGGAACGGTGCCCTGGACGGCGCGCAGCGACGGCACAATGGTTTCGTACTGCTGCGCCGACCAGATCACGCGGGCCTTCTTTTTCATTTCGACGACGACTTTGTCGGCAATGACCTTGTTGCCCTGCTTTATCGCCTTTTTGGTTTCAGCCGGGGCGAACCGCAGCTCCCGGAGAAACTCGTCGAGGCCGAACATCTCGGCGCCGACCATCGTGCGGTTATTCGACGGCTTTCGTGCCATTAGCGCCGGTTCCTCGCTTTCGCTTTCTCTGCTTCGTCGGCCTGGTACTCCAACACCCGCACAATCGCGTTCAACATTTCCGGCGGGCACCGGACAAGGTCTAAGGGCGAAATCCCTGTGCGGACGCTGAGGGCGGCGATTTGGACGATCAGGCTGTCCCAGCCGAGGACAAAGGGCTGTCGTCGTCCTCGTCGCCGACCGCTTCGATGTCCTCCAGCAGATCCAACCACTTGTCGAACGGCTTGACCGCCGGGCCGTTGCCGGCTTCGGCTTCCTGCCACGCCGCCCGATGCGCCAACCACGCAAGATGCTCGACGCGGACTTCCGACATGGCTTTCCCGATACCGAGGCCCCAATGGCGCTCGAACGCGACTATGGCGGCCGGGCCGGCCACCAGGGTGCGTTCGGCGCCGTCGTGGGCGACCCGTAGCGTGATCTTCATCGAGTTTTTCATGATGCTCCCCTCGGTTTGTTAGCTGGTTGCTCGGGTGATGGTCCCTGACACAGGCCACGACACGCTCAGCGTGCTGAGGCTCCCGACTTCGGCTGATATGGGCGTGTACGCGGTGACGAGCGCCGAGCCGGAATAGCTCGGGTTGGTGGCGCCAACCGACGCGCTGGTCGGCTTGAACACGAACGCCGTGAGGGTGCCGACGAGGCCGGTCAGGGTCGCGTCGACCTCGGAGGCCGCATAGTCCTGGTTGAACGAAATGTTCAGGGTTGCGTCGCCCAGGCCGCCGATGCGGGTGCGCGTCGCGTCGCCGAACGCGGTGGTTTCGACGTCGTCGTAGCTGATTTCCAGCGACGCCGAGGTCATGTGGTCGGAAAGATCCACACCGCCGACGGTAAGGGTGGCGGTTGCGCCGCCGATGAGTTCTGCCATGTTGTTAGCCCTCCTGTGGGCGCTTGCCGCCGGCCAGGTGGCCGCCGTCGATTAGACGCTGCGCGTCCTCGTCCGACATATCGGATGAGAACGTCGAGCCTGGTTCATTTCCGAAAACGGCGTGGTTGCCCACCACCGTGTATTCCTGCTTTTTCTTCGGCATTAGGCGTAGACCTCCACGCTGTATTCGCACCCCAGAAACGGGGTGTCGTTGATGTCGACCAGGCCGTAGGTGTTCGCCGATACGACCTGGCAGGTCGAACAGGTGCCACCCAAAGTGACGTCGCCCTCGATGAGCGCCCGAATCGACCCTGAACCGGACAGGAACCCGTCGAGGAGCGTCTGGTTGGCTTCCTCGTCGAAACGCTGCGCCAGTACCAGGATGTTGAACACGAACCGCTCTAAGCCGTTGTTGAACGCCTGGTGGTATTCGGCGACCGGAGAACCGGGCTGCACTATCGCAGCTGGCACCGACACCGTGTCGGGAACCGTCGCGGCGACCTGGATGAACGTCGAGCTGGTCGCCAACCGGGTTTTCAGGCCGGATCGGATCGCCGAATAGTCGGCCATTAGGAGATTCCGGGGCGCCGGTAATCCATCAGCAGGTGCGCGATGTCCGGGTCGGACCGCGAGATGCGAACCGGCCCGAAGTCTCCGACACCGATGACGCCCATGGGGCTGGCCTTTCTCCCATAGAGGCGACTGGAATACATCAGGGCGGCCTGTTTGACGGCGTCGGGCACAGCCGGCCACCCCCAGTTCGCGGTGACTTCCAGCGATGCCAAACCGTCGCCGTAGACCGGGAACGTGTAGTCGCCGACCGCCCGCAGGTTGAACACGGCGCGGCCTTTGACGAGGTTGTTGAGCGGTTCGACCTGGTAGTCGGTCGACGCCCAGGTCGTGTCGAACGTCCCATCGGCGGCGGTGTCGGTTTTGACGACCAGACCCGTGAGGGTGCTGATGTCGTCGGTTACCGCCAGGTACGGCGACGCCCGGTAGGTGCGGGCCGATGCCGACCCGGCGGCGGTGAACACCCGACCGCACAGGTCGTCGATGCCCTGCTCGGCCGCGTCGATAGCGAGGTTCAGGAAATCGTCGTCGGTCGACCCGGTTATCCCCAGCGCCGATTTCAGCGTCGAGAGGGCCACATAGTTGCCCACAGGGCTACTTCTTCGCTGCGGGCTTCTTGGCGGCGGGCTTCGCTGCGGGCTTCGCGGCGGGCTTCTTCACTTCCGGCTTCGCAATGCGGGCCGGTGCCTGCTTCTCCCAGAGTGTCGTCATCGCTTGTGCCTTTCGTGGTGGTGGGAACCCCCCGGGCGGCCGTCCGGTGGAACGACCGCCCAGGAGGAACCCTGCTGCGCGCTAGGGGAGCTAGACGCGGAGCCTGGTGGGAGGGCCTAGAAGCTCGGTGCGACCAGGCCGGTGCCTGACACCTTGCTGATCGAGGCCGGGTAGCGCCCGAACACCGCGGCTGCGTACTGGTACGCGACCATCTTCACGGTGAGGTTGCCGCCGTCGGTCTGGTCCATGCGAACCATGCTCGGTGCCCCAGCGGACTCGAACAGCAGCATGTCGGCGCGTCGAACGACGAACACCGAATCCTCGTTCGATCCGGCACCGCCGGTGGTGCTGATGTTCGCGTCGGCGACCACGGGGATGCCGGCGAGCTGGAGGCCGTTGAGGCCGTAGCCGGCGACCGGGCCGGTGCCCATCGCGTTCTGCGGGACGTTGGCCTGCGGTAGCACGATCGGGCGGGACTGACCGTCGACACCGGCGGCGAGCCAGGCGGCGCGACGCGGGTGCATGATGATCAGGTCCGGGCCGGCGTACCGGTTGGAGTTGATCTGCTGGATCGCATCCATCAGCTTCGGGTAGAACTCCGCGACCGTCGGCGAACCGTCGGTGTAGGTAATGGCGTTCTTGCCGGTGATGTTGTTCAACCCGAGCAGGGCGCCGGAGGTGCCGTCCCCGTAGATGCAGCCCAGGTCCAGCGTCGTAGCGATCGCTGACTGGAGGTCTGCCATAATGAGGGCGTCGATGCCGCTTCCACGCTCCAACGCCTGCCGGCTGATGTTCTGCTGGCCGGCAACCGTGGAAATGTTGACTGTGAGCAGCGTGTCGTCGATTGTCGTATCCGACACCGTCGCGTTTTCGGTTGCCTGAACGGCGGCCGACGAACCCGTGGTGACCCTGCTGATGTTCAGCGTCATTCCGTCGTTCGGTAGCGGCATGTTCGTGCAAAGGTTGGCGAACGGCCGGCCTGCGCGTGCCAGCTCGGCGGCGAGCTGCACCAGGTACTGCGGTACAACCAGACCGGCGAAGTTGCCGGTCGTGCCGGCGGCACGATGCTCGACGTCCATCTCGGACGAGTGGCGGGCGATGCGGCCCTGGGCTGACGGGTCGTGATGCATCTGCGAGGCGTACAGGTCGCGGAAGAATGATCGGCCCGACTCCTGGGAGTACGTCAACGGCTCGTCGCCGACGCGAACCTCGGTTGAGGCGTCTGCGGCGTCCTGGGTGGGTGTCACCTCGGCGCGCATCTTCGCGGCCTCAGCGTTAGCGAGCTGGATGTCGCGCAGCTCGGTGATGCGAACATCGAGGGTGTCGGCGCGAGTGTGGAGATCCGAAAGATTCTTTTCCTCGGTCTCGGACAGGTCGCGGGTTTCTTCTGCGGCGGCGTCGCACACGGCAGCCATTGAGGTGCCGATCTCTGCGCGTTCGTCGACCAGCTGGTCGAGCAGCTTCATAGGTTTACTCCTGATAGGTCGTGGGTTGGTTACCGGGTGTTCCCAGGTGCCGGCACGACCGGCGGCGCAGGAGCGGCGCAGTAACGGTAATCATGCCACACGGGTGCGACATTGCAACGGATAGTTACAGGGTGAGCAGGCGGGCGCGCCAGATAGCGAGTTTCGGCGCCGACGTTTCGTCGTCCGGGTCGAACTCTCTGACGCTGAGTACCCGGGCGTCGGCGTAGGCCGGCACCTCCGAGATGAGGCCGACGTGGTGCAGCTTGACTTCGTCGCGTTGCACCAGGGGGCGGCCGTCGCCGGTTTCGCGGCGGGTGTCGCGCACCGGGACGAACCCGACGCTGAACGAGTGCATGACGCCGTCGCGGGCGAGCTGGAGGGCTTCGTTGCCGCGACCGGTGTTGCTCATCAGGAACTCCGCGTAGAGGCCCTGGCTGGTTTCCTCTAGGCGGGTCGCTCTGCCGAGCGGCATAGCGTCGCGGCGGTGAGCTTCGAGTAGCGGGATGCGGTCCCCGCGTTCCTGGATGGACTTGGCGAACGCTCCGGGGGCGAACCGTTCGACGTAGTCGCCGGCGTCGAACTCCGAATCGAATGGGGCGGCGACACCGCACACGCGGCGCCCCTCGGCCGATTCGCGGACTTCGATGCTGTCGGCAATGAGGTTTCTTTCGATTATGTCGCTCATAGTCCCTCCTCGTTTCGGACTTCGTCGACTGTCTTGAATCCGGCTTCGATGGCGATCTGTGCGGCCTGGTAGCGGGTCAGCATGTCGGGCTGCATGAAATCGGCTACCGAGATCGACGCGGACTGGCCGCGTGGTAGCGCGGACGACAGGGCCGCTTCGAGGCGGTGAACCCAGGGGCGTAGCCCGAATCGGACGAACGCCCGCGAATCCTCAGCAACTGTGGAATATGTCAAACTGTCGCTCGACGGCGCCCCGGCCAGATGCGCGGGCACGCCGAACAGGGCTGCGATCTGGGTGGCGCTCCATTTGCGGGCTTCGAGCAGCTCGAGGTCGGAGTTCGACAGCTGTATGGGTTTGTATGCGAGGCCGCCGGACAGGACCGCCGGGGTGCGGTCCCGGCCGCCGTGGGACTGAACCCACGCTTTTTTGAGTTCGGTGGCTGCTTCGGGCGACAGGTCGACGTCGGTGGTGATGACACCCGACGGGATCGACCCTTCCGAGAAGATGCGTTCGGTCCATTCATGTTCGGCGATGGCGAGGCCGAGGGCGTGGCGGTGCGAGTCCAGGATGCCCTGGCCGACGACATGGCCTGGGCGCATGAAACCGCGCATGTGGAGCATCTCGAAACGGGTGTATGACTCCTGTCCGACATGGTAGGAGATCGCGCCGGTATCTGAGCTGACCTGAACTTGGACGGCGTCCGGGTCGAGAACGACGAGCTGGCGGGGGTGGCCGAACCGGTCGAAATCGCCCATGAGGGCGTAGGCGTTGCCGCGTAGCAGCGCGGACGTTATGAGCGCCGACCAGGTGTCGATCCTGTTCTCGGTCGGGTTGGGTTGAATCAGGATCTGGGGCG